TAACTGTAGGGACGTTAGCAAGTTGAGACAAACATAAGACTATTGAGAGAAGATACTTGTTGTGTCTGTTACGCTTGTTACCTCTGTTACTCTTTGTATTATTGTGTGATTGGAAAGACCTGGGGCTTGATACGTCTCTGTGAACTGAAACGCTGCTCCTGGTGTTGTCTGTACGAATGTTGGTTTGGTGTCGATCCCAGTCCATGTCGAAGTCACTCCGTTAATAGTCACGTTAGCATCAGTAGTAGTAGGTGAGAGATTACCACTAGCGGTTACCCCTGACCCCGTTACCGAAAATTGATACCCAGTATTGTAATCCATCGAATTAATTGTCTCCGTCACCTTAGAAGTCGTCTGGGTGTTGGAAGTCATCGAGCCTTGTGTAAAATTCGGGACCACGGGCACAGCATATACTGGTGCACTTGCTAGTACACCTAGTGCTACTATATGTATACCCTTTCTCAACATGCCTAGAATGCAGTAACCTCAGTTACGAACTGACCTGTTGTAGCAGTACCTATGTTACCAGTACCTGTTAAGGTGATCGCGTGAGCATTAGTTATAGTACCTGGTGCATTAGTTGAACTCTCCTGAGTTCCTGCAGATGTGATTGATACACTACCGAAGTCTGAATATTCAGATGATGTACCTGCTATATCACCCTGAGTGAATGACTGAGAGAAGGAGAAACTTCCTGATCCAGATTGTGTTCCTGTGATAGAACCTACTGTTGCAACACCTGTTGTGGAGGAATAACTGTTGATTCCAATACCATTTGTCACTGCTGACGCACCATCACCTGCAGGTGTATGAGTTGTCGTTACGTTAGTTCCAGATATAGAGTAAGAGTTACCTAATCTTGAATATGTTGCCTGTTGAGCGTCTACTGTATGCTGTAGACTGGACTGATGCCTAATAGATAGGTTTGCCATAGCGGGAGAACTTACTCCTGCCAACAATAATATAGCTAATAATTTCTTCATGTTTACACACTATGATGTACAACTATATAGGTTCTGCATTCTCTACATTAGTGTTCGGTGTGTACCATTTTTATTAAGATAAGATTATGATTAAATATAAGTGTACGCTTCGGGTACAAAAACTAAACACTCGCTTATTAAAGGAGAACTATGACTAACTTAACACGTTGGACATCTAAGGATGTCGATGCAATTTTTAATGCAGCAAACAGATATAGTATCGGATTCGATGATCTATTCGAGAGATTCTATGCATATGGTACAGGAACACCAAAAGGACAATACCCTCCATATAATATTGTCAAAGAGTCCGCAGAGAAATGGAGACTAGAACTAGCACTAGCAGGATGGTCTAAAGATGACATAGAAGTATCAACTGAACAGAACGTGATACTGATTAAATCTAAGGATCAAGAGAAAACAGACACTACTGATTATGTACACCAAGGTGTAGCAGCAAGATCTTTTGCTAGAGGATTCAACCTATCAGATGATGTAGAGATTGGAGAAGTAACCTTTGTTAATGGAATGCTAACAATAGAGTTACAAAAGGTAATCCCAGAACATCAGAAGAGAAAAGTTTATGATATAGTATGATGTAAAGGTTTCTTTATTGCCTTGAAATACTTAACTCATCCTGTTACTGTCTTAAATCTACTCATAGTAGGTTCTTTCATCCTCATTGAAGGATTACATGTTAACTATCACAGAACAACACCACCTTGTCCTGCACCAACGTTGACAGATGATGATTGGTAGAGGGTGCTTGACACCCTCTTTTTTTGTGGTATAATAGAAGAGTTCCTATTCAATCTATGAGCATAAGAATCGTAAGAACAAGAAACGGTGAAGACATCATTGCAGATTTATTTGAAGTAACAACCAAAGAGAAACCTGATGAAGCAGTTGCTTTTCAGTTGCGTTTCCCATACAACGTATGGTTAGAAACACCAGAACCAAAGTTGTTATCAGAAAATGATTCTGGTGAAGTTATAACTAAGAAGAGTAACCCAGAGATTCGTTTTGAACCTTGGGCACCCCTATCAAAAGATCGTAGCATTATGATGAAACTTGAAGAAGTTGTCAGTGCGTACGAAACCTACCCTGAGGTAGAAGAAAAGTACAACAAAATTATGGAGGCAGAAAGTGGAAGAGGAAATGATGCAACAGGAGCTTCGTTTGATCCTCCTCAAGGAGCGCAACGAGTTTCTTCTGGGGAAGATAACGGAACTGGACGAGGAACCGTCGATTCTGATAGAGAACTGTTATGAAGTTAGAGGTGAAGAGGATATAGTTCCTTTCCCTCCATACTCTTCTCAGCGTGACTTGTTCTTGACAAGTGACGTAATCTTTACTATACTAGAACCAAGTGAAAAACTTGTAGAAATCTACAACAAATTATAATGAGTTCTTTTTATACGAACATTCAACTGGCAGGAGATACAATCCTGTACAGAGGATACGAGGATGGTGAACCAGTTCAGTATCGTGCTAACTTCTCACCAACCTTGTATACTCTATCAAGAAACAAAGAGAAGTGTACCACATTGGATGGTAGACCTGTAGCACCTATACAGTTCCAGACAGCAAGAGAAGCAAGAGACTTTATCAAACAATATGATTCAGTTGAAAACTTTGAAGTCCATGGTTACGAAAGATTTGTCTATCAATATATTCGTAGAGAATTTCCCAACGATGTAGATTACAATATTGATCAGATGAGAATATATGCATTGGACATTGAGGTTCAATGTGAGAACGGATTCCCAAATGTAGAAGAAGCAGCAGAAGAAATGCTGTCTATCTCCATCAAAGATATGGTGACTAAGAAGTATATAAGTTGGGCAACTAGAGAGTGGGACGCACCTGATAATGTAGAAGCAAGAATATTTTGGACAGAGAATGAACTACTAGAAAACTTCCTAAAGTGGTGGACAGAGAATACTCCTGACATACTTACAGGATGGAATGTCAACCTTTATGACGTTCCGTACATTGCTCGTCGTGTAAATAGAGTGTTGGGGGAAAAATGGATGAAGAGTCTATCCCCATGGAACAGAGCAAATGAAAGGGAGGTTTATGTCCAAGGAAGGAAGAACTATGCTTATGACCTTAGTGGGATCAATATCCTTGACTATCTCGATCTTTATCGTAAGTTTACTTATAGTAACCAAGAGTCATATCGCTTAGACCATATTGCTTTTGTCGAACTAGGTCAGAGAAAGGTTGATCACAGTGAGTACGAAAACTTCAAGGACTTCTACACAAAGGATTGGCAGAAGTTCATGGAGTATAACATCCAAGACGTTGAGTTGATTGACCGTCTTGAAGACAAAATGAAGTTGCTAGAACTAGCAATCACAATGGCATATGATGCCAAGGCAAACTTTGAAGATGTATATTCACAGGTAAGAATGTGGGATACAATGATCTTCAATTATCTTGCCGACAAAAACATTGTACCACCACCTCGTAAGGGTGGTAAAAAGAAAGACGAAAAGTATGCAGGTGCCTATGTCAAAGAACCGATTCCTGGAAAGTATGATTGGGTGGTCAGTTTTGATCTCAATAGTCTGTACCCTCATCTTATTATGCAATACAATATCTCCCCAGAAACCCTCAAGGATGACAGACATCCAACAGCAACGGTTGATAGAATCCTTCAAGAAGAGATAAAGATAGGCAAAGACAACACAGTATGTGCTAACGGTGCTCAGTATCGTAAGGATATACATGGATTCTTACCTGAGATGATGCAAACAATCTACGATGAACGCACCATCTACAAGAAGAAGATGTTAGTCTCAAAGCAGAAGTATGAAAAACAACCAACTGAACAACTCAAACGAGACATCTCAAAGTTCAACAACATTCAAATGGCAAGAAAGATTCAACTTAACTCTGCCTATGGTGCTATCGGTAATCAATACTTCAGATACTATAATCTTACGAACGCTGAAGCGATCACTCTATCTGGACAAGTATCAATCAGATGGATTGAGAACAAGATGAATGCATTCTTAAACAAAACACTTAAAACAAAGGAGACTGATTATGTTATTGCTGCTGATACCGATTCCATTTATCTTAATCTGGGTCCTTTGGTTCAAGGTGTATACAAGGGGAGAGAGAAAACTGATGAAGTCGTTGTGCGGTTCCTTGACAAGATCTGTAAAATGGAACTTGAACCTTTTATTTCGCGTTCTTACGAAGAACTGGCAGGGTACGTTAATGCGTATGAACAAAAAATGATAATGAAGCGAGAGAACATCGCATCATCTGGTATATGGACAGCAAAGAAAAGATATATTCTAAACGTATGGAATAGTGAGGGTGTTCAATATGAAAAACCTAAACTAAAAATTATGGGTCTGGAAGCAGTAAAGTCATCTACACCTATGGCATGTCGTAATGCTATTAAAGAATGTCTTGAAGTTATTGTCAATGAAGATGAGGAGGCAGCACAGGCATTCATTAAAGACTTCAAGAAAAAGTTTTCATCGTTGCCTATTGAAGATATCTCATTCCCTCGTGGATGCAATGGGATAAATAAGTGGGCGAACCCGACAACAATCTATAGTAAAGGTACACCAATACATGTTAGAGGTGCCTTATTATATAACTTCTACAACAAGAAACACAAACTAACACACAAGTATCCTCTCATACAAGATGGTGAAAAGGTAAAGTTTGTTTACCTCAAGACACCAAACAAGATGAGTGAGAATGTGATGAGTTATCTTAATACATTCCCTAAAGAGTTTGAACTTGACAAACATGTGGATTATGATATACAATTCACAAAGAGTTTCCTTGACCCAGTAAAAGTTATACTTGATACGATTGGTTGGCAATCCGAAAAAGTAGCATCATTGGAGTTTCTATTTACATGAAATATGTTGTTGAGTATCAACGAGCGTTTGGGCAACCAGATAAAAGAGAACAAGTCTTTGACGATGAGTCAGAAGCAAAATGGTTTGAACGTGCCATGAAACGTACTAACTTTATAACTAAAATTACGGAGGTAAATGAGTGAACTTTTTAAAGGATGTTGCAAGTGAAATTGGTAATGAATATGCTAGTCTTGTATCCGACGGTGTTTCAGCAGGAGATACTAGCGGTTACATTGACACTGGTAGCTATATCTTTAATGCTCTCTGCTCTGGAAGCATTTATGGGGGTGTACCAGGGAATAAGATCACTGCTATCGCAGGTGAGTCTAGCACTGGTAAAACTTTCTTTTGTCTTGGCATTGTTCAACATTTTCTTGAGTCTAATCCAGAAGCAGGAGTAATATATTTTGAGTCTGAATCTGCTATATCAAAGCAGATGATTGAAGATAGAGGTATAGATTCTAATCGTATGTTGATTGTACCTGTGACTACAGTACAAGAGTTTCGTCTACAATCAATCAAGATCCTAGACAAGTACATGACAATGGATGATAAGAAACCTATGATGTTTGTTCTTGATTCTCTTGGTATGTTATCAACATCTAAAGAAGTAGAAGACTCTGAAGCAGGTAAAGAGACTAGAGATATGACAAGAGCACAGGTTGTTAAGTCTATATTCAGAGTATTGACATTAAAATTAGGTAAAGCAAACGTTCCTTTACTTGTCACTAACCATACATATGATGTAGTAGGTGCCTATATTCCTACAAAAGAAATGGGTGGAGGCAGTGGATTAAAATATGCAGCATCAAGTATCATCTATCTTTCTAAGAAAAAAGAAAAGGATGGGAAAGACGTAGTTGGTAATATTATTAAATGTAAGAATGCAAAGTCACGTTTAACAAAGGAGAATAGTACAGTTGAAACACGATTATTTTATGACCGTGGACTGGATAGGTATTATGGATTATTGGAACTGGGTGAGAAGTATGGAGTCTTCAAGCGGAAAGGCAATCGCGTTGTTGTCGGTGAGTCTTCCGCCTATCCTTCTGCTATCCTTGCTGATCCCTCCAAGTATTTCACAGAAGAAATAATGCAGAAGTTAGATGAAGCAGCAGCAAAAGAGTTTAGATATGGGAACTAAGTTATTAGATTATGTTAAAGTCTATGATAAACTGGTGCCTGACGATTTTTGTCAGAGCATACTTGAGACGTTTGGAGAATCCGACCACCAGTATATTGATAGAGAGCAGCGACCTTCATTCACGCAACTAAATTTAACTCAAAGATTAAAAGCACAAGATCCTTTATGGGTAGATAAACATAAGGAACTTGAGAATAGATTTGTAGATGCTGTTGAGTTGTATATGGATGAGTTAGGATTAGGTCCTGACTTTCCTAATAAGTATTGCTTTGAAGAGTTTCGTTTAAAATGGTATAAAACAAATAACTATGATCAGTTTAAAGAACATGTTGACATCTATGATCACAATAGTGCTCGTAGATTTTTAGTAGTATTTTTATATTTGAATGATGTAACAGAAGGAGGAGAAACAAAGTTTATGAAATTAAACTGGACAGTTCAACCGAAACGTGGTAGTATATTGATATTCCCTCCTACTTGGATGTATAGACATGCAGGATTACCTCCTGTATCAAATGACAAGTATATTCTAGGGACTTATTTACATTACCTATGAACCTAGAACTCACGATTTTATCTAATCTCGTTTATAATGAGAAGTATGCTCGTAAGGTTCTACCGTTCTTAAAGGCAGAATACTTTAAAGAGAAAACTCATAAGATTATCTTTCTAGAAATCCATGAGTATATCAGTCAGTATGATGCTTTACCTTCTCTGAATGCTTTGTCTATAGAGTGTCAAGAAAGGGTAGATCTTTCTGAAGAGCAGTTTCAAACTATACTGGAGACTTTAAATGTCCTTTCCGATGATCCCTCAGACTACGATTGGATCGTTGATACTACGGAAAAGTGGTGTCAAGAGCGTGCGATCTACATATCTCTTATGGAGAGTGTCAAAATTGCTGACGGTCAAGATTCCAAACGTGACAAAGGTGCTATCCCTACGATATTATCTGAGGCACTTGGTGTATCATTTGATCAAAGTGTAGGTCATGATTACCTAGATAATGCTACTGAAAGATTTGATTTTTATAATAGGAAAGAAGATAAGATACCATTTGATCTTGACTTCTTTAATAAAATCACTAAAGGTGGTTTGCCTAACAAAACACTAAACGTTGCACTAGCAGGTACAGGTGTTGGTAAATCATTGTTTATGTGTCATGTAGCATCTTCTGTTTTATTACAAGGTAGAAATGTTTTATACATTACCATGGAAATGGCAGAAGAAAAGATTGCTGAACGTATTGATGCTAACCTTTTGAATATTCCTATTCAAAAATTGTCTGATCTACCTAAGTCAATGTTCCAAAAGAAGATTACTTCATTAGGTAAGAAGACACAGGGTAAACTTATTATCAAAGAATACCCCACAGCGTCAGCACATGTCGGACACTTTAAGTCTTTGATTAATGACTTAGCATTAAAGAGAAGTATCAAACCTGATATTATCTTTATTGATTATCTAAATATCTGTGCCTCTCAGAGGTACAAAGGATCTATAGTAAACTCATACACCTATGTTAAAGCGATTGCTGAAGAACTCCGTGGTCTTGCAGTTGAGACTAATGTACCTATCGTCTCCGCCACTCAGACGACTCGTTCTGGTTTTGGTAGTAGTGATGTTGACCTTACTGATACGTCAGAATCCTTTGGTCTCCCTGCCACTGCTGATCTTATGTTTGCTCTCATTAGTACGGAGGA